ATTCCTGAAAATCCATGGATTTCTACCTCTATAGTGACAAAACAAAAAGGTGAGGAGGTCAATCCTCCCCACCTCCATTGATTAAGCGATATACCTTCTGCAGTCTCTTCTTCCTCACTTCCTTACTTTCATTAGTCCAATGAACATCAATGCACTGACGGATGAATTCCTTCTCCGTCAGTTTCCTGATTTCACGCTCCACGAAAGTAACCCCGTTCACTACCATTGTTCAATACCGATAATGCCGTTTTCCTGAAGTACGGAAGGTTCTTTGAGCGTAGGAGTGCCCGTACCCTTCAACAAGCCTGCTTCGTAAGTCAGTGAAGTCACACCGTTCAATACGGTTTCAGCCTTGGACGCCAATTCTGCACCGTAGTACGAAGTGAGGTCTGTGCGGTCGTAGTGGTCTACCAGCTTGAAGCCGCCTTCCACGCTCACAAATTCAGCGTAAATCAAACCGGTAAGCACGGTGCTCAGGTTCAAGTCGGTGGAACGGACGGAAGCATGAGCCAGATAGTTCTCGGTGTCGGCATAGATGGCGTTGAATGCCAAGTAAGCCTTCTGGCCGCTTGAAGTGTACATCTGTCCGGTAGGATAGACACCACTCAACGGGATACCTGCAAGAACATCGGTACCATCATCGAGTCCGTAGATCACGTTATCTTCATCGAAGGCATACATGTCGAACAAAGTAGCCTTGTTCGCTACAAGGTTGCCCTGAAGAGCCAAGTTGAACTTCGACAAAGTGAAAGTGTCGGTACGGGATGAGTAGCCCGTAATTTCAGAACCGGCGTAGCCGTTTTCACTGGTAGTGGCTTCACCACCCGAAGTGGCATACTCGGAGATTCCCAGGATAGGGAAGATTCGGTCCATGCCGTCAGCGTGGCATGCTGTTTCCAGAGCTTCGGCAGTCAGTTCCTTGGGAAGCTTCTTGCCATGATAGACAAGAATCAAGCCCTTTACCTTGCCCGGCTGCAACGGGCAGAAGTTCTGGCCGGTATTGAAACCGTTGCCGCCTCCGCATTCTCTATAATCTGTTCGCATAACAAGTTTGTTTTATAAAATTTAACTCCAAATTCTTGATTTCGATTGCGTCGATTTTCTCGTCCATCTCCTTACCGTCCACGTCCAGCGCACCACGTCTCCCGAACGAGTAGTTCTCCACGTAGGTATGTGGGATAATACCCTCATACGGAATGTAGAACCGCTTGCATCCCCTCACGGCGTTGAGGAAGTCTTCATACAAAGGTCTCAACACACCCTTGAAGGAAATCTCAAGACGTTGTTCGTTGGTGTATTCCGGCAATGTGTTCACTGCAATGATGACGTTCACACTCGCACTCATTCCACCATCCGTCTGGATGGTCTCGTCAATGGGAGCGTAAAGCCCTATCAAAGGGTAGCGGAACGGAGCGGTGGCACTGCTCTTCTTCAATGTAAGGAGCGTCTCACGGATGTAGGAGCTGTCACCCCACACGAAGTGTGCCTTCAGTTCCCTGCCTTCGTTCAGCAAGGGAATAACCTTGTCCTTGAAGATGTCTATTATCATATATTGAATGTGTTGATAAATTCAAGCAGTTCCTCGTCCATCTTCCAACCCTTGTAGTTGGCCTTGCGCAACCATCCGTACAACTTCTTGTTGTGAAGCACCATGTCATTCCAGGCAAACCGCATCTTCCTTTCAGGACTGACGGGCTTTCCGTCGTCGGTGTCAATCTTGACACCGTTCAGCGTAGCGTCGGAATCACAGGAGCGCAACAGGTGGAAGTACACATAGTTGGCAATCGGTGAACGCTTGAAAGGCCTCTCAACGACAAGAAGCCTTTTCAAGCCCTCCCAATCATTAGCAGCGGAATTCTCTTCTGAGAGAGACAGAAGAAAATCTTCGTATAACTCTTCTCCAAGAAGCTTGCACAAGTATTCAGCTTCGTAGCGGTCAATGAATGACTCCAACAACCCCTGTATAGCCTGGTTGGTAGGGGATGGCGTGCCCAATGAGAGCGCACCATCCACTTTAAGCAAGCCATCCTGAAAAAAAGTATAGTCAATCATCATATTACTCTGACTTTACACGTTTGGGGAAAAGTTCACCGCAACCCAGTTCTTCTGCGTCTTCACGCAGCTTGTTCGGGATGCTGATGCGTCCTTCGTTATACAACTTGGAGGCAAGGCACATATTCATCTGCGCTTTGTCGCCCTTCTTATACACTACGTCGTCCTTGATGAACTCAACTTCGTAACGCTTGGTCAGATTCACATTATACTTTTTATTCATGATGTCTATGGTTTAACGGTTCAACTTACTGCTTGGTGATGGCTGTCTTGATGTTTGCGATGGTATCGCTCACAAAGGCAGTCTTGTACTGAGCCTTGATGTAAGCCAACAGGCGCTTTTCACCAACCAAGGTTACAAGGTTCTTGGTGAAGTCATCGTTTTCCCAACCGATGGTAATAGTCAACGCCCATACGTCACGGATGTTCAGGAAGTTGAAGTCACCAATCTTGATAGTTCCCTGTTCAACAGCATTCGTTTCCACCAATGTCAATCCGGTAGGCAATGCGTTGATTTCATTGAGCGGACGACCGGTGTTGTCTTTTTCACGACGCAATGCAACGGCATCCAACGGGTTAAGCATAACGATGTTTGGACGATATGCCATATTGGATGTAGAAACGATCTGTGCATATCCGGCATGGATAGTGTCCATGATTCCTGCATTCTCAATTTGAAGGGAAGTCAACGAGAATCCGGGCATGTCAGATGCAACACCCTTAATCTGGCCACCTTCACCGGTACCGTTCAAGATACCTTCTTCTTCAGCCAAACCGATACGGTTGATGATTTCAGCACGGATTTCAGCAACAAGCTGCGGAAGGTCTGTCAAAGTTTCTTCAGTCAGCTTCACAGTCAATGCAACCTTTCCTGCTGTGATAGTGCGTTCTTCCAGTGTGGCTTCCATGGACGGCTTCAATCCACCTTCAGGAACCCATTCAGCATCTCCTTCGCCCGGCTTGAATTCAGCATAGGTCAAAGAACGGCCACTGATAGTAGCCACGTTAGAATACTGACGGAGTATAGTCTGTGCCTTTGGGTCAACAGACAAAGTAGTGTCAACCACACCGCCCAAGTGCGGAGCACCTGCACTTGTTACAGCTGCCTTGGTGTCAATGGCAATATTGATTGTCTTCTTGTATCCAGGAGCAGCCTTACAAGCATCTTTCAAGTTGATGGTCTTACCACCATTCTTTTCAACGGTAATGTAATCCTTCAACTGGTCTTCAATCTGTTGTTCCAACGACTTCACAACCACCTTGTCGTTCTTCACTTCGAAAGCACCCTTCATGCGTACCAAGGTTTCCTTCACTTCAGAAAGGTTTTCCTTCAACGCATCCAGTTCCTTCTTCTGGTCAATGCTCTTCAAGGCTTCGCCGATGGCCTTTTCCATAGCGTCCTTGTCAATCACACCCTTCAGGTACTCAGCCATACGGGCTTCAATTTCCATGCTCATGTTCTTGAGCATTTCGACGGTTTCCTTGTCCGTCTTTTCAATGTCGATGTCTTTCAAAAAATCAATCATTGCTTTTCATTTTAATGTTACCGAATAATTTTATTTTTTTTGTGTCGGCTTTGACTTCTTCAAGTGGTTTTTCCGGCTTGAATTGTCCCAGTGACAACGCTTTTGCTATAATTGTCTGAATCTCCTCCTTCTTGCCGATTGGCAAGCCCTTGATGGCGGATTCGATGTCATTCTTCAAGGCTTCGTAAGGGTCTATACCCTCGGCCTTCAGACCAAGGTATTCTGTCAGCCCGTTACAACCGATGGACACGACAGAGATTTCATAAAGCACAACCTCCTTAACGATGAATGCGTCACGCTCGGAGTCGTATTCGCATTTTTCCCACACGTAGGAGTAACCGATGGAGAACTGGTTCAACGTACCGCTTTCAAGCTGCTTGATGGCTTGGTTTCCACGTTCCACGTCATCAATGACCGCTTCAAAGTACAATCCCCTGTCATCCTCCTTCAGTACGGAGATTCTACCGATAGGCTCGTGCGTGTCATGCTGCCAAAGCATGATAATCTTGTCGTTGGCGGTGCTCTCCGGACCCCGGTCGCTGATGCTCTTGGCGAAACATCCCTTCAGAAGGATGTCGCCTGCCTTGTCCTTGTTATTGAAGATGGCGGCGTAACCGCTGATGGTGCGGCTCTCACCGTTATAGTTCAAATCCTTCACTTCGAACGACTTGAACTGCTTCCCTAATTTCCTTTTGTAGATTTCCTTGTAGTTCATCTTTTCTTCCTCCTCTTATTCTTGACCATTTGTGCTTGTGCTCGTCTGTTTCAGCTCCCCTTTCGGCTTCTCAGGGTCGATGTCTATATAGTTCGACAGCTCCATTCGTGCCTCATCAATGGTAATCAGCCCACCGCTCACAAGATTGCTGATGGCGGCTGCGGCACTCGACAACGATTGGGCGTTCTTCGACTTGTCTTCCTGAAGGCATGACACATGCGTGAAGTCTATCTGGATGACAGCATCATCCGGGCAAATGTTCTCCGTCAATACCTGAGCAATGAGTTCTGCATCGGGAATAATCAAATCCTGATAGGCTGCTCGCTTGGC